TCCAGATCCTCGGAAGCAAAGGCGCGTCCTTCGAACTGCGATCTGATGCGTTCTACGGAAACCGCAGGTAAACCCAGATCGGCGTCCGCCAGTCTCTTGTCGAGCGCCATGCCGCTGCGCATAATGGCCAATTCGTCTTTTGTGACGACGTTGTCCGGATTGATTTGAGTTCCGCTGTCCTTCGGCTCCATCGCCATGCGGGCCAGCGCTTCAACTTCCTGATCGGAGAGATTTGCTTCGTCCTTTCCTGTCAGGAGGTCAGGCCTTTTCGATTTGATCAGGTCTATCAACTTCTTTTTCATAAGATCCTCCTCTTTATGGGCTGGCACGCTGGCCACTGCCCGGTTAAATTTCCCGCCTGCTGCGGGCCTTGTTACGATATCCACTGAATCAGCGGATAAAAATTTATTGATTTTAAAAACTTCTTTTCCGCCTTCGATTGCTTTAGAGGCGCGCGTCAAGGCGTCATAGGAGAGCCCGTAAACACTGCCGCCCTTATCTTTGGCTGCCAGCAGATTCTGGCCGAGCCATTTTGCCGAATCCAGAAAATGCAGGAGACCTTTCAGACCCAGACCGGCGACGTGCTTGACGTTATCGATCCAGCCGACTTTGTTTTTAACCAGGAGTTGTTTAAGATCGAATAACTCTGCTGGCACATGCGTCGCACCGGTCGGCAGTTCAAAAAGATTGACATCGACTTTTTCAAATAGTCCGGCATCGGCGGCGACCCTCAGTGTATCGTCAGGAATGAACCAGCCGTTTTTCGTAAAACCCGGCTCGCAGATTATCACTTCCCAAACGGTTCCTTCCGGATTCTGCGCTGTGTCCAGGCGCATGAGAATCTCCATGCCTTCGTCCGTTTCTTCCATTGCTGCGCGCGCTTCGACCCATGTGTTCTGAACTTCCACCGGCGTTTCGCCCAGAGTGACTTTGCCGTCCATGATCGACCAGGCGATCTTGAAAAATTTACTCTCCAGGGAATAAATCAAGAAGGAAGGATAAACCTCTTCCAGGAAAGCGGTCGCTTCCGGTGACTCGGTGCTGCCGGTGCCGATCTTATCGAACCTGGCATGAATCGCCTGCCGCACCAGATCTCTGATATCGTCAAGGCTCAACTCCGCCGCCATGCGCGCCAGTGCTTCAACTTCCTGATCGGATAATTTATCCGGATCCTTTCCTTCCAACAGCGCCGGTTTTTTTGTTCTGATCAGGTCCAACTGCTTTTTTCGTTTCATAGTTAACCTCGCTTAAATGTCATTGCGAGTCCCGACCTGTCGGGACGTGGCAATCTATTTTTTTTCCGCACCGGCAATAACTTTCTTCTTCGCGTTTTTCGGATTGATTCCGGTAATCGCTATCTCATCCAGCTTTTCGACCTTGTCGCCCTCTTTGAAACGCACGCGAGTGCCGCCGTTGGTCAGAATGACCGCCTCTTTTGTGTTTTCATCATAATTGCTTGCGAACACGAATTTCGGATCAATTCCGAACGCCGCCAATGCCATTGCGATAATTTTGTCGCCGATTCCGTTTTCGTCTTTCTCGATCTTTGCCATGATACTTTCCTCCTAAATTTTTTATTTGTTCTACGTTCTATGTTCTATGTTCAACGTTGAACTTTGAACGCTGAACTTTGAACCTGTTTTTCTATGCCGCCTTCTTTTCTTTCCCCTCTTCCGACCAGCCCTCCATGTAAGGCACGGTGTAGCAGGAACAATTAATCGTATTGCCCGGAGATCCTGCCGGATCGCGCGGGTACATCAACGCTTCGCCGCCGACGTTGAATGGCTTATCCACGTCGCGTATCTGTCCGACCGCCGCCAGATGAGATACTCTCGGCATGCGCGAAACGCCGTGCTGCCACTGTTTTTTCAATCCGGGAACAACTTCCGCCGCCGCTTCCATGCGCGCCTGGCTGGCCGCTTCCAAAATCCTGCCGCATTCCTGGCGAGTGATCGTCTCCGCCCGTGCCGCGATAGAAGAAAAGATTCCTTTGTCAGTCAGATTATTTCCCACGGCCTGCATCACTTCGAAGGGCGTTTTCTGCCCCATTAGGCCCATTGCCATTTCATTGTAGATTTTGTTGGCCGCGTCCGCGCCCAGGGATTTAACCAGCGAGTTTGAATAATTTTGCATAGCCACCAGCATCGCCGTATCAATAGCGGGAAGGACTGCCGAAATACCGACAACATTCAACGACTGATCAACCATCTCCTGGCCAAAGGACCAGAAATCCTTCTGGCCGGTTTTCAATTCTTTGCTATATTGCGCGGCAAAGTCAGCCATCGCGCTATCAATAGCCGCTTTCAATTTTGGAAGTTGATATAGCTGCCAGTCGGTTTTGGCGACAGTTGCGGCAACCTGTTTGCGCGCTTTATTGAGAGCGGCGATCGCTTTGGCGACCTGATCGTCTCCCATGCTCTCCGCCTGCGCGATTAGCTTTTTCACTTCAATGTCGTATGCCGTCACTTCGCTTCGCTCCGTTCCAGTTTTAAGTTTTAAGATTTAAGGTTTAAGCGTCTTTTTCTTAAATCTTAATTACTTAACTACTTAAATCTTCCTCACCATTCACGTTTTTGCTCTTTGCCTCTTCGATCTTCTTCAGCAACGCCTCATAATCCTGCGCGTTATCCTCCAGCGCCTTGCCAGCCGCGTCTATCTCCTCTTGCGCGTTCACCTCGTAGCCGAGATATCCGGCCACAAATGAAAATATTTGAATCGCCGTTTCTCGCCGTATGAACTTATTGCTTACGGCCAGTGCCAGCGCCGTCGTCAATTGCGGTATTACGCCCGCGAACTTGGCCAGATCCTTCTTGGATATTTCCGGCATGGTGATAGTGAATCCCACTTCGGCTTTTTCTTTAGAGAGCATTTGGGCAATGACAGCCTGGTCAATGACGAACTGGATAACCTGAGTCAGAATGTCTTTGAGATCTTCCTGGCGTTCTTCCAGATCCACAACGGGAGCCTGCCCGGCCTGGTCAGCTTCAGTCTGATATTGCTTGCCGCCTGATCCGAACCAGCTTTCGGGACGGCCTGCCGCGCCCATAATAAAGGCCTTGCCCATGTCGAATCCGCTCTTGAAGTCGGTCGCTTTCAGATCCGGCGAGATGGCTTCCCATGTAACGCTTTCATTGTGCGCCCGTTGCGAACCCGGCTCCGGAGGCGGATTATTTCTGAGCCATTCTCTGATTTGTTCTTCATTCATGCCCTTGAGTGTTATGTCCCAGACAAAATTGAGCATCAATTCGGCGCGCTCCAGATAGTTGTATCCGTAACGCTCCAGGGAATCGATCCAGTCCACCAGCGTCATAAAATCACTGACGCCGCGCGAAGCGTTGGGCGCATTGTTTATCGTAAAGAAAAAACATTCACCGACCAGCCGGTCGTATGTTTTGGAATTGATATTGTAATCCTTGCGGATGATGGCGTATTTTGCTCCCGGACGGCCATTCGAGCCCATCATTTCGACCTGCATGCGCTGTTCGACATTCATGGGATTGACCCAGACATCCTTGATTTGCGCCGGGTCCTGATACAATAAACGCACCGCGCCGTTGTATTGATTGACTTCGACCGGCCAGCATTGTTCGCCCAGGATGGAAAGCCACATGGCGCGATTAGGAAATTTGCGGGCGATCTTATTTTCGGGATCGTTCAAAAAGCGGTCGATTATTTTCTGCACGTCCGGATCCGTCGAAGTAATTTTCACCGGACCGGAAAAAAGAAATCCTTTGTCCATCTTGGCCAGCCGTCTGAACATGGCCGATGCTTTAAACATATAATAGGCAATCTCGAACATCCGGGATTGTTCAACAGGCTGAAGATTGCGCGTGGCGACGCTGTCGTTTAAGCGACGATAGCCTTCGTTTTTCGGATCGTAGTTGACCGATATCGGCATATCCATGCGGGCTTTCTGAAGAGCTTCCGCGACGGCGGTTTGTATTTTCTCATCCATCGAAGCGCGCACTTCAGTTTCGCTCTTGAGTCCGGGAACCAGTTTTCTTACTATCGTTTCTAGAATATTCATTTTATTCCCTTTAACGTTGAACATAGAACATTGAACGTTGAACTTTTTCTATGCCGCCATTGTCACCTTGTTTCCAAACCTTCCGAAAAATCCGCCCTTGTGCTGAGGCATCCCGCTGCGGCCCATCGGCGATTCATGCTTTTCCGGATTCTGACCAACACAAACGGCGACAACATTACTGGATGCCGCCTGCACGGATAGAGCTTTTGCCCAGAAGTGATCCGCGTGGCCGGTTGCTTCCGTCCGTTCCGCGTCAAAGCGGAAATGCTTTGTCGTCGTTGCGTATTTCTTGACGCTGTGCAGGGAGTTGCGCACCGTACTGGTCGCGGTGATGATACTGCCGCGATCCTCAAAATTCTGTTTCAGACCAACGGCGAGGGCTTCTTTGCTTTCCGGAGTGAAAGAGATTCCTTCCACGCGGGAGGAGCCGTAAATATCCTGTGCGCCTTCGACCAATTGCCCGCCGAGACCGGTTTCATCAACACACATCCTGCGCAGTTCTGAACGTGCCAGCAGGGTATGCATTACCTGCATCTGCACAAAATACGGCTGGCGCTTTAATTCAAAGATGGCGACCGGGTTAAGAACGTTGTTAATTTTCTGATCCAGCCAGATCACGGATAAGTCACGCCTTCGCCCGATATCCATGCCTGCGTATAAATCTCCCAGGAAGGTGACGTTTTTCAGGATATCCAACGGAAGAGGCGGCGCTATCTTGGTAAGTTTATAGTCCGCGTAATTTTTCTCTGCAGCGGCGATCAATCTATCCATCCATTCCGGCGCGGCGTTCGCTTTGACATCCTCCACAGAGGAAATTATGTCATGCGTTAAGAACGCCGAGACTTCGTCGGAGGGCACGCACATATATTCTTCTTCCCAGGCATCGTCGTCGTTGAGCGCGAGCCGCAGATCGTCCGGTTCGCAGGGTTTGCCCTGTTCATCAACCAGTTTCAGGCCCATCTCGACGGCCTGAGTTATGCTGACAAAATGCTTTGACCAGCCGCCCTTGTCGCCGACAAATTCATAATCCTTACCGTTGTATCTCTGCAGAGTGGGAGCGCCGAAGAACAACTCGTAAAATTTATTTGTCTTGCCCTTGAAAGTGGAGATGACGCGGATCTTGTATCCGCGCGTGACTGTCGGGAAGAGGGCCTTCCAGATTTCGCGGCTGTCTTTGTGCAGCGCGAATTCATCGAGAATTATATTTGCCGACCAGCCGCGGGCTGTGTCCGGATTCGCGGGCAGGCCGATAATTCTGGTCCCGTTCGGCAGGACGATCTCAAGCTGTTTGTATTTCGTGTCCTTATCGACGACAAAATCAGACTCCAGCACCTGCACAGCCATATTGTATGCGCGGGCATGCATGGCGCATTTGTTGATGACTTCCTTCGATTGCCGTTCACCGGCAGAGAGGATCACCCACATGGTTTTATGTTCCATGCCGTCATCAACAGCCTCAAGCGCGGCTTCAAATGATTTGCCGCCTTGCCGGGTGAGTACGCCGATCTTAAAACGGCTATGATCAGTCACCCAGTTATTCTGATATACGGTTAGCGGAACTGCTGGCTGGGACGATCCCATAAATTTCCTCTCGTATGATTCTTAAAGTTTCCGGATCCAGCGACTTTTTGCCGCCGGTCGTGGTCTTCTCTTCGATATTTTTCACGGCGGCAGCGGCCTTACTCCGCACATCCCGCATCCATTTCTTTTGATCGACGCTGGCCTTGCTCAATTTGGCGATCATGACGCCCATTTTCGGCAGGCTCTCTGCGCTCTCTGCGTCGATCAGAGCGTCAAAGGCTTTGGTCTGTACCAGCCGAATCAGGGCTTCGTTCATGTTGTTGTCGTCATCTTTGGCCGCTTCCGCGACGGCCTTCGCCTGCGCTGTCGCCTGCGATATTGCCGCCAGTCGATCCTCAAAATCCTGCCCATAACGATGGAGCGCTGAGCGCGATATTGCTATTTCAAGGCCCCGCTCATGAAGCTGTACGTTCAGCCAGTCGACCATCGCGCTGTAGTCGCTGAAATTACCGGCCAGCAACCGTTTGTTGAGTTCTGCCTTGATATCGTCCGGCAGTGTTATGATCTTTGAGCGTTGCGGCATTATCGCTCACCACTCCTTCGGACGGGCGATACCCGGATCGCAATCGACCGTGTATTCCACGATATCGATTCCATATCGGTCGATCTTTGCAAACCAGACGGGGCGATTCTTCTCGGTATGGATAAGTTTCCTCTCCGTCAGATAATCAAGCTGGTTGCGTATTTCCAGTGCGGTCACTCCCGGTATAACCGGATCAACAGCGGTGCGAATTATAATCTCTGACGTGCCTACCGGCTGTGCTGCATATAGAGACCGAAGAATGAGCCACCGCAACTCTTCCCGCCGCGCCTTTTCCATATCCATTGAATTCATTGCTTCTTCTCCCTGTTGCAAATTTCCTCTATTTTTTCTAAAAGCGAATCTTTTAGGTTGTCTATTCTTTCATCTTTTTCCTGGACAAGGTCCCTGAGCTTATCCAGCTTGTCGTTTATGCCGACATCGAAGCGGATAAAATCCTCTCTACGAACATAATCCGCCGGTAAATCGGCTTTCAATTTCATCAGATCCATTTCGACTCTCCGGCAATCCGCCGGGAGGTTAACGAGGCTTTTTATCTCTTTGTCTACTTCCGCTTTCAGCGATGCCCTGGACTGTGTAATCAGGACATTTATAATTGTGACAATCAACACGCCCCATGCGGCGACTACTCCCATCAGTGCGAGAAACAATTGCCAGTGCTCACTCACGGTCTAAAAACTCCTCTCCATTTTTTTCGACATTTTCCTGACACTTAACGCAACGCGTGGCTTCCGGATTCGCTTTTAATCTCTCTTTCGGTATCGGTTCACCGCATCCCTTGCATTTCCGTTTTAATTTTCCCGTTCTTTTGAGGGATGATGACGATTTCCCCGCAAAATGGTTCTTTAAAGCATTACGTCTGAAAAGTTCCTCGTTCTCCTGAGCCTTGTCGATGATATCGCCCATTGTTCTGTCTCTATTTTTTAATTGGTTCAGCTTTTGACAAAAGCTCCGTTTTCCAGGCGGATGACATTGACGAACCGCGTCTATACTGGATTACAGTGACAAACGCGCTGATCAACGCACCAATGAGCAGTCCAAGATTCCCTGCCTGATCTTGCGGAACATCAGAGAACATGTAACAAATCAATGTCGCAAAAAAACCGAGGATAATTAGCCAATCGAAAGCTACGCCGCTTTTGTCCTGCTTGCCTGTTGACTTCGTTACATCGCTTTCAAGTTTACGGGCGTCTGCTTTATCGCCGAGAACGGCTCTAAGTTCCTGGATGTCCTGATCGCGCTGCTTAAGTTTGAATTCGTTTTCGACAACCATTAATTTCAGGGTGGCTTCAGGATCTTGCTTGATGGCCTGGCTGACTTGCTCCGGTGTGGCATCGTCGGAAAGCCCGAAAGCTTTAAGGACTAAGGAAACCGCACCCCCGATTGCTGTGCCTACCGGCCCGCCGATTGCTGTGCCTAATACCGGCGCTGCCTTACTGACTACGGATGCTACATCTTTCCATTCCATAAATTTGTCTCCTAATATGTTTTGCCTGTACCGCTCCGGAGCCTTAATGGCGTACCCGTCGCCAGCCCCGGAGCTATCCACAGGAGTTTATAAATCTTCGAAATGCGGCATGTCTGGTTTAGAAAATCTACCTCCCCAGCGCAGCCCCACGGATTCGCCGATTAATCCGGCCTGTTCGTAATCCGGTTTTTGATCATTATTGACGTCGACCTTAAGTTCCCACACTGGCTTTCCACCCGGCGATATGGCAATGTCAAAAGCCCGTGATTTGTCGTTATCCGGATTGCCGTCTTCAAGATCAATCAAGTGATTGGATTGCAAAGTCCAAGTGACCCTATTTTTATTCTGTGTGCCGTTTATCGCCGCAAGACCGGCGATCGCACGCAGACGATTCACATCTTCCAATGACTTACGTCCCTGGGCGTAAAGTGCGACCTGTTCATCAACGATGCGGGCAGTGCAGGTGATAATAAAGGGAATGCCAGCGCGGTACATCGCGATGGCAAATGCTTTTATTTTCTGCTGCAGAGAAGGTGTGCAATCTTCAATTTTTCGTGATGCCATATTCTCAATCCTTTTCATCCCTCCCTTGAGGAGAGGGAATGAGGGAGGGTGAAAATAAAAAAAGCCCGACGCCGGAATTAAATCCGGTGCCGGGCTTCATGAGCCTCTCTCTTACTGTATGGGCGGTCTTGCCGCCGCTAAATTTAGAAAGAACTATCCATTAAGTGATTGCAGAATAATAAAGAAAAAAAATAATGTCAAGCAAAAATTTGCATTTTTTAAAAAAATATTCTATTAAATAAAGTTTTGCTTTATTCAGGCAGGCCAAAGAACAAAAAAAGAGGGCGGTAAAACCACCCTCAAATTCATCTTTTTTGTCATTCCCGTCCCGCATACGCGGGATCTTACTACGGCTGCGCAGCGGGGTGTATGCCCCGTGAATCCAGTTATTTATCTTTTAATATTCTCTCTTCAATCCAATCTTTAAGTGTTAATCTAAATTTTTTCTTATATAACCATATCAGCCCTGAATATTTAAATATTAAATAGGAAATATCTAAAAGGTTTTCATGGAATTCATCCAATTGTTCTTCGACTGTTTCTTTACTCATGGCTTTTCTCCTGCTTAACCTTCCTCGGTCTGCCGCCTTTTTTCCCGTTGGCGCGGCTGGCGGCGGCTTTGCGCTCCGACTTTACCGAGCCGCCTTTGCGGCCTAGCGCTGCGGCGGCTTCGCTTATTTGTTTTTTATTGCTTTTCATTTTATTTCCCCAACGCGCTGGTTAAGTTTTTATGTGCGTTGTTAATTGCTTTTCTATACGTTGAGTCTGCGATCTTATTGCGGCGGTCTAATCCCATTTTTTTCAATTCAGATTTAACTTCTTTATCAAATATATTTTTTATTATGTCGTCTACTTTTTTATTCATCTTGTCGTCCTCCGTTTTTTTGATTTCACTATACCTAACCGCTTAGGTTTTGTCAAGCATTATTTTCAATTATTTTTACTTTTTTATTGTTAATAATATCAATGATTTATCCGCGACTTTTTCGGCATAGACCCAGTGGCCGCAGTGTTTGCACTTGATTGTAAATTTTTCGGTGGTTGCTTCGAGAATGATATGACGGCATACCGGACAAAGGAATTTCTGGCCGGGATTGCCTGGCAGATCGTCCTTGTTTCGTTTTGCGGTTACTTTATAACCAGGGTTAAGGATCATGATCTCTGCCCCCACAAGCCCCGTATATGGTTCACGGTGAACCAAAGACTGACAAGGAATATTCCCCATTGTCCGCTGGTAAAAGAGGCGTATATCCAGAACGGCTGGCCGCACAGGCCGCATATGAAGCCGAGGCGGTAACGCTTTCCGGACAGCGCCCATATCGAAACACAGGAAAAGAAAAATATAGCGAATTGAATTATCACGCTCACCTTCCGATGCTCTTAATTATCTGGCCTACGCGCGTCAGATTGGCCTGTCTCTGCCGCGGCGAAATTCCGCTAAGATCTTCTCCGGCATCCTCCTTGTCTCCGTCCGGATCCGGAAGTGTGACGTGTCCAGCCACAGCCAGAGCGTTTCCTTCGCGCACGCGCAGATCCTTTTCTTCCTGTTTGGATTTTCCTTTGCCCTCGCGCTCGGAGATCCCGACCATGACCTTCTTTAAATAATTGTCATTTTCCAATTGTTCAGTAAAATTCTTTTTAATGCAGATATCCAGCGCCTCGACTATTCCGGCATGACTGATGAAATAGGTTTTTTTCTGAAAAGAAAACGCCTGGGCATCAAAGAGTTTCACCATCCCTTCTATGATGCGCCGGAACTTCGAAGCCTTTAAGTGAAACGGCGTCACGCCGAACAGACAGACATAACCCATAACCGCGCTGCTGTGCCGTTTGATGGCATCGTGCG